ACTCATAGATGAAAACAACTCAATAATAGCAGGTCATGGTCGTTTAGAAGCTGCTAAAGAGTTAGACATTCCAGAAGTACCTACGATTACACTAGAAAATTTAACAGAAGCACAACGCAAAGCATACGTTATTGCAGATAACAAGTTAGCGTTAAATGCTGGATGGGATGAAGAAAAACTACAATTATCACTTGATGAGTTGATTAATTTAGATTTTGACGTGACTTTGTTGGGTTGGGACGAATTGCCAGAGTTTATAGAATCACCCGATTATGGCGCGTTAGACCTAGAAGACAGTGAAGCGCAATTAGATAGGTTTGCTGATGATGTAAAGAAAGCTATACAAATAGAGTTTGATACTGAGCATTATGAGCCAGCAAAAGAGGTAGTAAAGTATTGGCGTGATAGAGGCGGTTATGTAGGTAAAATGATATTAGATTATTTGCAAGCGGAAAAAGAAAAAAATGAAACTGCATAAACAATCTATAAACGATATTGAGTTTTATCACAGAGAAGGTTTTAGTGATTTAAAAACTTTCGAGGAAGTAATAGGAAAAAATACATATCAAAAAAGAGGAATGAAAATAGAGAAAAATGAAAAATGGATAGATGCTGGCGGTAACGTAGGTGCTTTTACATTATTAGCTGCTAAACAAGGCGCAATAGTAACCGTCTATGAGCCAGACCCTCACAACTGCAAGATGATAGAAAAAAACCTAAAACTCAACAACTTAGAGGCAGAAATAAAACAAGCAGCACTCGTTCATGATGACACAAAGCACGTAAATATGTTTATAGGAAATAATAATAACGTGTGGCGCAATTCGATTATAAAAAATTGGAATGGCAAAGGGCTAAAAGTGCCAGCGTTAAATTTTGAAACAGAAGCAAATGATATAGATTGTTGTAAGATGGATATAGAAGGGGCTGAAATGCTTATTCTAGAGAATTTAAAACATCAATTTAAAAAATTAGTGTATGAGTGGTCTTTCGATATAGACAACAGTTTAGAAAGGATATGGAAAGTTATAGACAAACAAAAACAAGATTATAGGGTAGAAGCAGCTTGGAATACGATTTGTTATAACGATAAAAGAGAATATTATTGGCAACAATCATGGTTTCCACCTTGCACAAATGTATTTTTATTTGAAAAATGAAACAGTTACATTTAGAACCTATAGAGAATAATTATAAAATAGGGCAGAGACCGCCAAATAATGAGCCTAACGTATTAGAAGATAGTTTATTTGTTGATGACGGTGAGGTTATTGGTTTCTATTTAAAAAAACTACCAAGCGAAATAAAAAATTTAGTACAAATAGCAGACATAGAATTAAATTCTGAGAGAGTGCCGAAATCCACAATGAGGCGTTCTTCTGGAATGATGGAAAAAGAAAAATCAGTAGAACAATACAGCTGCATAATTGGTAGCGTACCACCAAAGCCGCATATGAGGCGCAGTTATGCAACACGTTCGTCAGTGCATCTTTCCAAGACAGCTAGAACATTTGTTAAAGCTATGACAATAGCAGGTGAGAAATCTTTAAAAATAATCAAAGAGATTGCACCAAATATATACGAAAAACATAAAGAGGCAATGATAGATAGAGTGCCAGAAAAATGGCGATTTGCCGAAATGTTTACTAGCTCTATCAGCAATTACAATATATCCGCAGATATTCACCAAGATACAGGCAACGTGAAAAACTGTGTAAATGTCATTATTACAAAAAGATTAAACGCAAAAGGCGGTAATCTATATTTGCCTGATTACGATTTAACAATAGACTCGGCAAACAATTCTATGCTTGTTTACCCTGCTTGGAGAAATAAGCATGGCGTTACAGAAATTGTAAAAACACATGATAATGGTTATAGAAATAGTTTAATTTGGTATTGTTATGACGGATTTGCAAATGAAAAAAGGTAATCAAGGTGAAGGCGGTGGTCGACCTCCTAAAGTGCTAACGCCTGTGCAAATAGAAGAAGTAGAAAAACTAGCCTCAATGTTAAGCAAAAAACAAATTGCTGAATATTATGGCATGACAGAAAAAACCTTTAGGGCTGTAGAGGATAGACAAGAAGAAGTTTTTACCGCTTATAAAAGGGGAAAATCTAAAGCTATAGTGACTGTAGCGGCTAACCTCATACAACAGGCACAAAATGGTAATACGAGTGCAGCTATATTTTATTTAAAGACACAAGCTGGATGGAAAGAGACAGACAGGCACGAAATAGTAGGCGATGAGGAGCAGCCATTCGTTTGGAAAGTACAAATAATGAATCCTACGAAAGAAATAGAGAGTAGTCAGTGAATGACTTTGTAGATGCTATAGCTAAAAAACGAGATGCAAAACATAGTGTAACAGGTAAATTTCAAAGATTTTTAGGTAAAAACACCACAGCTATAGGTATCATAGGTGAACAATATTTCGCCAAAACATTTAATATTTGTGCAGATTTATCCTTTAAAAGCAAAGGTGACGGTGGTAAAGATTTTAAAATACCTTTAGCTATAGATGGTCATATTGAAAAAATCCCTGTAGATGTAAAAACCTCGTCAAGAGGCGATACGCTTTTAGTGGAACAAGGTACTGTTAAAGCAAAAACTATATACGTTTTAATACATTACGATAAAAATATTAAAGAATGTAAAATATTAGGATGGCAGTGGGGTTTATATATTTTGCGGCAAGAGGCGAAACGGTGGCCTCTAGAAGTAATTAATCATGCTGTGGATAAAAACGACCTGCGAAACATTGAAGAGTTAATCGTGAGGCTTGTTAAATAATGCCTACAATGATGATACCGCCAAAACTATTACCGATGGTAGAAACGCCTAAAAGGTTTAAAGTGGCTATAGGCGGTAGAGGTAGTGGTAAATCTATGACCTTTGCTGATTGTTGTTTAATGGCAGCACAGACACAAGGTATAAAAACAGCGTGTTTTAGAGAATTTCAGTCATCTATTGACGATAGCGTTTTAGCTATACTTGCAGATGAAATAAACAGATTAAACTTGCAAGGCTTTGAAATATTTAACAATCAAATACTTTACGAAGGCGAGCCAGCCTTTAAGTTTCGTGGGTTGGCTCGTAATACAGATGGTGTTAAATCCATGCACGGCTTTCAGCGTTTTTGGGTGGAGGAAAGTCAAACGATAAGTTTTAACAGCTTGAAAGCATTGACACCTACATTGCGTATAGCCGATTCAGAAATATGGTTTTCAGGCAATCCACGTTCAAGTGTTGACCCTTTTAGCCAAAGATTTATAAAACCTTATGAAAAAGAATTAAGACGAAATGGTTATTATGAGGATGATTTACATTTAATTGTCTGGATTAATCACGATGATAATGAGTTATTCCCAGAGGTATTAGAGCAAGAAAGAATACATGATAAAAAAACCATGCCAACGGCATTATACAGGCATATATGGGAGGGAGAGTACTACGATGAAGTAGATAACACTATTATTCCTGTCGACTGGTTTGACAATGCTGTCGATGCTCATGAAAAGCTAGGGATAAAACAAGAAGGCGCAATTATAGCCAGCCATGACCCTAGTGATGAAGGTGGAGACAGTAAAGGCTTTGCAGTCAGACATGGTAACGTCATATTAGATGTATCAGAAAAAGTAACAGGTGATGCAGCAGAAGGTATGGATTGGGCTATAGATAAAGCACTGGAAGCAAATTCGGATTATTTTGTATGGGACGCAGATGGATTAGGGGTAAGTCTAAAACGTCAAGTTGATAATGCTTTAACCGATAAAAAAATAGAATATGTCATGTTTAAAGGCTCAGAGAGTGTAGAAGAAGCCGAAAAGCCCTACACAGCTGGCGGTAAAACGAAAAACAAAACTAACAAAGAAACTTTTTTTAACAAACGAGCGCAATATTGGTGGCGGTTAAGAGATAGATTTGAGGCAACTAATCGAGCGATAAAAGGTGAATATATAGACCCTGACGAGTTAATTTCTTTATCAAGTAAAATAGAAAATATAGACCAATTACGTGCAGAAGTGTGTAGAATTCCATTAAAACGTAATAACATGGGCAAAATACAAATCATGTCTAAAGTAGATATGGCTAAAAAGCCTTACGAATTACCATCGCCAAATATGGGCGATTCTCTGATGATGGCTATGTACAGACCTAACCTTGTTAAACGTCAATCGGTAAAACTTAACTACTCAGGTTGGAGTAACGCATGAAAAAGTACAAATATACTGGCATCTATTCTGACCATAAAAAAGTGTTAGATAAATTAAGTGATGCACAAGAAGCGGATAAAGATTTACGAGAACAAGCTAGGGAAGCGCATTTATTCGTAGATAAAAGGGATGGGCAATGGGAGCCAGAAAGATTAAACGCAAATGCAAATGGTGATAAGCCTAGATATACGTTTGATATGTGTAACCCTATTGTCGACCAAGTAGTATCAGAAATAGAACAAGCAGATTTTGATATACAGGTAAATCCAGCAGGCGGTGACGGTACTACAGCTATTGCAGCTACTTATGACGGTATTATAAGAAATATCGAGGTAATGAGTAATAGTAAGCACATTTATAGCCAATCGGCTAGAGGTATGGTTATTAGTGGTATTGACGGATGGCGTGTCGTACAAAAATACGCTAGTGATGACACATTTGACCAAGATTTAGCAATAGAAAAAATACACAACTTTGTAGACAGAGTTTGGTTTGACCCTAGTGCACAGGAGCAAGATAAATCAGACGCTAAGTGTTGTTTTGTATTGCATCCAATAAGCAGAGAAGAATATAAATCACGATGGAAAGAAGGCAGTGAGGAAGGTGTTAGTGAGGGTCGTGACGGTGATGCGTATTACGATAAAGCAGAAACAATAGTCGTAGGTGAATTACTATATGTTGAGGAAAGGCCTAGGGAATTAGTTTTATTAAGTAACGGACAAGTGCATGTAGCTGAAGAATATGAGCCTTTAAAAGAAGAAATGGAGGCTATGGGTGTTACTGAGGAAAAACGCAGAACACGCCAAGAATCCTATGTATGTAGTCGCTTTTTCGATAACAAAGATTGGTTAGAAGAAAAACGAGAGACCGTTTTCAGCAGCATACCGATTGTACCGATTTACGGAAATTACAAGGTTTACGAGGACAAACCTATTTATTGGGGTGTCGTAGAAAAGTTATTCGATACGCAACGTGTATTAAATTACAGCATTTCAAGGCAGATAGAGGAGGGTGCACTAGCGCCAAGAGCAAAATACTTTATGACTCCAACACAAGCAGCTGGTCATGAAGATACATTACAAACCTTAAATACTAACAATCACCCTGTACAGTTTTATAACGCAGACCCCGAAGCACCAGTACCTACACAACAAGGTGGTGCACAAATTAATGCTGGATTAACTCAAATAAGTGAAAGTATGAGAGCTATGATGAGTTATACATCTGGCATGTTTGCGGCAAATATGGGTGATAACCCTAGGGCGCAGTCAGGCGTTGCTATAGAAACATTACAAAACAAGGGCGATAACTCTACAGTCAAATATTTTACAGCCTTAAAATACGCCATAGCCGCTACAGGGCGCATATTGATTAAAGCTATACCGAAGATATATGACACAAGGCGAACTGTTAGAATTTTGAAAGAAGATAAAACCTATGATTATGCAGATATCAATGGCGAAATAATTATTGATACTGAAACTAATCAGCCTATGCGGTTAAATGATTTATCAAGAGGTTCTTACGATATACAGGTTAACGCAGGTCCTAGCTTTCAAAACAGACAAGCAGAAACTCGAGAGGCTATAACAGCACTAGCGCAAATAGACCCTACAATAATTGATTTGGCTGGCGATATTCTGTTAGACAATATTGAAACGGCTGGCGCTAAACAAATATCAGACAGAAAACGTCAGCAAATGGTTAACGCTGGATTAATACCACAAAACCAGTTAACCAATGAAGAAATGACAATAATGCAACAGACGGCAATGCAAGAACCACCGCCAGACCCTGCATTATTACTAGCACAGGCAGAAATGACAAAAGCCGATGCGGAGTTAATGAAAGCACAAACGGATGTAACGCAAGCACAAAACGCTATGTTTAAACTGCAAATAGAAGCAGAAAAAACTAATAATCAAGCACTTAAAGACCAAGCAGCAAATGCAGTAGATGTATTTAAAGCACAAACGGATAGATTTAAAGTACAAACAGACGCACAAGAAGTCGGTGCTAAACTTAACGAAAGTGCAGGAAAACAGTTAGGACAACAGCTGGATAACATTAATAAAGAATTAGATAATGAACATAAGGAAATGGAAAATTATGAAAAATTTGAGCAAATTACAAATCCTGCACCAGATGCATTAATTGCTATTACAGAAGTATCTGACAACATGGTTGATAAGCCCACTGGTAAATCAGCATTAAATAAAATGGTAGATGTAGGACAATCAGCTATGAGGAGAATGACAGATGCGTAAGAAAAAAATCAAAAAACCTTATAAATAAAAGAATTTGTGGTATATTCCGCAATTAGGTACTAGACCGAAATCTAGGAATTACTCATAACGAGGCGCTAAGATGCAAACAGATTCAGATGTCGATGAGGCTGAAATAACGCTTGAAGATAATGAGACTGAACAAAGTCAAAATATTGACGAAACTACAGAAGTAGATAGTCAAGAAAATGACGAGTCGGATTCATCACCGAATGAAGAAAAAGTAGTATTTAGCGAGGCACAGCAACGAGTCCTTGATAAACAAATTGGCAAGAAGGTTGGAAAGTTACGAGAGGTAGAGCGTGATAACCAAACTTTACGTCAAAGGCTACAGGATGTAGAGGCTCAGTTAAATAAGCCTGTTGATGTAGAAGTGCCACCTATGCCTGATGCGTTTAGTATGACAGACGCAGATTATAAGGAAAAGGTAGCACAAAGAGACAAAGCAATAGCAGAGTCTGCACTACAACAAGCTAATGCAAAGGCTGCAGAAGCACAGGAACAAAAAGACAGAGCCGACCGCATTGCAGAAGCACAGCAAGAAGCCGAAGCAAAGCGAAAAGTGTATGAAAACAGAGCTGCAGAATTAGGTGTAGCTCTACCCGAACTGCAACAGGCAGGCCAGACCCTATATAATGCAGGGCTTCATAATGAGGTTGCTGGTTATTTATTAGATGCCGATAATGGGCCTTTAATATCGCAATATTTAGGGCAAAATCCGTTAGAGCTTGATAATGTTCTACAAAAGCAAAATCAAAGTATAGCGGATGCAATTATTTATATGCACACAGAAATAAGGGCAAAATTGCAGAGCTTGGCTAAATCCAATATTAATCAAGCACCAGACCCGATTGAGAAACCTGCTGTTAGTGGTAAGCAGAAGAAACAAGGAGGGCCACAAGGTGCTACTTTTGAATAAAGGTGATTTAGCATGGCTAATAATTTATCCTCAAACGTCACTCGGAAGGTGGCTAGGGTATTTTTAGATGCGTTTGAAAGTAATCGCGTTCTAACTAAAACCGTAGACACACAACTGCTTAGTGGCAAATTCACACCTGCTAGTGGGTCTAATGTAGACTTCAAGCGACCTCACGATTACAACAGTATCCGAACCGCAGGCGGTGATATTTCGGCTTCTACGAAGTCAGACATTATTGCTGGTAAGGCTACTGGTACGGTACAGAACTATTTTACTGTCGCTACGTCATGGGGAAATGTTGAAGAAGCATTAGAACTAGACCAGTTAGAGCAAATACTTGCACCAATGGCTAGACGTATTGTCACAGACCTAGAGACTGACCTTGGCAGTTACATGATAAAAAACTGTAACTTGCATTATGGCACAGCTGGTACGGTAGTTGATGCATGGTCAGATGTTGCAGGTGCTGGTGCATTAATGGACTCTATTGGTGTACCTACGGATGGTGACCGTTATTATGTAATGAACCCATTTACTACCGCTGGTTTGGCTAGTGCACAAAATGGTCTAAATGCATCAGACGGTCTTGTTAGAACTGCATGGGAAAAGGCGCAAATATCTAGCAATTTTGCTGGATTGTCTGCACTGACTTCTAATGGTCTAGCTGATTATACCTCTGGTACAGCAACAGACAGGGCTGGCACATTGAGTGGTGCGCCTGATGTAACGTATGTCACAGCTAAAGATACTATGACGCAAGTATTGCCAGTAACGGCATTTACAGCGGCAGCTACAGTTAAAGCTGGTGAAATCATACAGGTTACAGGGCGTAACAGACTTAATCTGTCAAGTCGTGGAGCTATCCTAGACGGTACAGCCTCTAACATATTGTTTTCAGGTACTGTTACTCAAGACGTTACTTTAGACGGCTCTGGTGCAGGTAACCTAACAATAGCAGGTGCTGGTATCAATGAAACTAATGGACAATACAACACTACTGATACTGCTTTGCAGTCTGGTGATGTTGTAACGCTATTAGGTTCTGGTTCTACTCTTTATCAACCAAACTTGTTTTATCATAAGCAAGCCTTTGGACTTGGTACTGTCAAGCTACCTAAGCTATACAGCACTGATACGATTGCTACTACCTCTGATGGTATGTCCATACGAGTTAGTAAGTATTCTGACGGTGATGCAAATACTCAAAAGATTCGTTTTGACTTGTTGCCAGCTTACGCGACATTCAATCCGTTTTTTGCGGGTCAAGGCTTTGGTGTCTAATAGAATTGGGGGCGAAAGCCCCCATTCTTTTGTATGAATGAAATTGCATCAGGACCAGTATCAGCCGTTCCGCTAGTCTCAACTCACGTTAACCGAGAGACTAGGACAGAAGTGGTGCAAGAGCCTGTTGTAAAGACAGTAGAAGAAGTGACCGTAATAGATACTTATGATTGGCGTGGTGCTAAAAGCTCGAGAGCAAGAGAGTATACGATTAATTATTTAGTATAGTTAAGAATAGACTGCTAGAGGTACTTATGAAAATATTTGTAAAGCCAGATGGCACAGAAATCGAAGTCAGTAATCAATCTATAGAGTTTGCTAAATCTTTAGGCTGGAAAGCTAAACGTAAAAAACGAAAAGAAGCAGAAAAACCACAAGAAACAGAAGAAAAGGCTAGTTAAATGGCAACTGTAGCGCAAATTGGCAAAGCATCATTACAACGTATTTTAGTGCAAGCTAGTGAGGCTCCTTTGCAGCCTGACGAGTATGCAGATTTTATGTTTGCATTAAATAACTATATGAATGAATTAAATGCGCAAGGAATTCAATTAGGATTTACTGAGGTAAATGATTTAGGTGACGATGTCACTATACCAGCAGGCGCATTAAGAGGTGTTATAGCTAACATGGCTATTGAAGTAGCACCGGATTATGGCGGTGTTGTTACAGAAGCATTAGCAAAAGCTGCAAAAGAAGGGCTACAAACTATGCGCCTTATAGGGCAAACAATGGGTAGCAGTAAAATGCCATCGACTTTACCTATTGGAAGTGGAAACGAAAGCAACAACAGAGTTAGTGGTGTTTCTGGACATTTTTACCCTGAAAGTGAAGCGACAATACTAGCTGAAACTACAGGCTCCATAGCCTTAGAAACTGGAACAACGTAGAGTAATTAAACATGGTTGATAATTCTAGCGGTCGTAAAAAAAGTGCATTTATAGCAAAAACAAGTGTTACGAGTGGTGCGTTTTTAGACTTTTTCGTTTCAAATACTAATTACAAAATATCGTATGCCGATTTTGTTTCTGGGCTAGGTGTTACAGGCACAATTACTACATTAGGTGCAGCTAGTGGAACACCTATACTTAAT